TGAGGTAAACGTACCTGCCGTAAATGTACCCGCCGCCGCTGCCGTACCGCCAATGGCAGGAGGAGATGCAAGGTATGTGCTAAAACCAGTGCCGCTAACCGTAGAACTTGCGGAAAGCGTGGTAAACGCCCCGGTGTTTGCGGTTGTTGCGCCAACTGTACCGTTGATGTTGATAGATGCCGTGCCGGTCAGGTTAGTGACCACGCCAGCCGATGGAGTTCCGAGATCACCACCACTAAGCAACAACGTACCAGCAGCGTCTGGCAGCGTAAAAGTGCGACTTGCAGTCAGCGTCGTTGGCGTGATGGTCGCCACAAAGCTACCTGTTCCACCAGCACGACCTTGAAGCAACACAGAATCTTGCGTTGCCGCTGCAATTGCTTTGGCCGTTGTAAATACGCCAGTTGTGGGAGTTGTTGCCCCAACCGTTCCGTTATGCGGTCCAGAGAAACCCGCTGCTGTCAGCGTGGTTCCATCAAACGTCATGTTTGCAGAACCAGCAAAAGATCCAGTGCTGTTGTACTGAACCTGAGTCGTGCTGCCGCCAGGAGAACCGCTGCCACCAGCCGGCGTAGCCCAAGTGCCATCACCGCGCCAGAATGTGCTAGCCGATGCGCTTGTACCGCTGCCGAGGTTCGTAACCGGCAAATTGCCGGAAACTTGCGTTGCTAGGCTGACGCCCGATAGCGTACCGCCAAGCGTCAGATTGCCCGAGCTGGTGACGTTGCCAGTCAGCGCAATTCCATTGACCGTTCCAGTGCCGCTTACCGAGGTCACAGTGCCAGCGCTAGCGGCAGGAGTAGCCCAGCTTCCATCGCCACGCCAGAACGTTGTAGCGCTCGCCCCGGTGCCGCTTCCAAGGTTAGTAACCGGCAGATTGCCGGTGACCCCAGTCGTTAGTGGCAGACCCGTTGCATTCGTTAAAACGCCGCTGGCCGGAGTGCCAAGCGCAGGCACGGTCATCGTTGGGCTGGTCAAAGTTAGACCGGCAATCGTTGAAGCCGTTGCGCCAAGCGAAACCGCGGTCGATCCAATCGTGACCGAAGAATTGGTCAATCCAGCGTTAGGAATGGTCGTGGCAGCCGTTACAGCGCTTGCGCCGTTGGCATACATATAACCCGTCAGACCAGTGACGGTCAGCGTGCTAAATGCGCTAGAACCTGACGCGGCTACCTTTTGCCAGGCTGATCCGTTGTAGACCGCCCAGTCACCGACCGCCCACGTACTAATGCCGTTGAGCGTGGTCGAGCCAGCAGTCGACACAACGTAGTAATAACCAAGCGTTCCAACGCTTGAGGTCAGCGTCGGGCTGTTGGTCGATGCGTTCCACGTGCCCTGGTACGAATTGCTGGTCGTTGCAATCGTGCTAGCAGCAGTGATCCGGCCTTGAGCATCAATCGTGATCTGAGGAATACCAATCGACGTGCCATAGCTGCCAGCGGTGACCGCAGTATTGGCCAGCGCAATCGTGCCGGTCGTGGTGATCGGGCCACCTGTAAGACCGGTCCCGGTTGCAACGTTTGAGACGCCACCAGCGGTCGATGCAATCGTAACAGTGCCGCCGGCACCGCTATCAGTGATGGTGATATTGGTTCCTGCCGTCAGAACCCGCTCATTTGGCAGGCTGCTTGATGCGCTTAGAACAACGTAACTATCGGTGGCAGGTGCGCCGCCCGAGCTAATTGGTTGGCCACCATTGCCAACCAAAGTAATAAAGTTTCCATCAGCGTCATAAGTAGCGCCAACTGGGACCACGTTCTGAGACGTGACTGTGTTTACCTGATTGGTCTGTGCCATTTTCTATTCCAAAATTAAAGAAAAAAGCCGACCCTTTAGAGATCGGCTTTACTTCTCATCCAGTTCAATTAAGGCTGGAATGACAGATCGTAGCCGTAGACAAACACGTCAACGGTCGCAGCATAAGACGCTGCCGTGCCGACGTTAAAGTAGACGTTCTGACCCGTCTGAGCAGCAGTGCTGTTAATCGTTCGCTGCGACACGACCGAAGCGCTGGTCAAAGCATTCAGCGTTGCATTCGACACGATTGCGGTGCCGCTTGCGCCAGGCGCTGGAAACACGCCCGCAAAAGGGACAGTTGCCGTGCTCAGGTTTGTCGACGCATTGGTCACGATAACGTTGGAAACGCTATAGCTGCTGGTGTTAAGGATCGGCAGAACGGCGTCACCAGTGACAGCCAAACTGACGGATTGAGCAGATGCCAACAAACGCAGAGCTTGGTTGGAGCCAAGTACCTGTGGATGATTGGCAACGCTAGTTGCGGGTCCCGGATTCGCCATGATTTATTTCCTTAAATCTTTGTTGATTAGGCTGCAACGCGGCAAGCCAGCTCAGGGTAAAGCATCGCCCAACCATAGAGCACGTCAAGACGACATGGAACAGAATCGTTATTAATTGTATATTGGCGGACCACTCGAATCGAGAGCCCCAGCTCTTTATCCGATGCACGTCCAGCAAACACAACGCCTTGTGGGAGTTCAAGGTCAGCGCAAGCCAGCGTCTCAGCATTCCGATGGAGAATGATGTTTTGTGGCGAAACCGTGCCCGTGTTATTGAACGGGGTCACAACAGCCGAGCTGCTGGTAGCCGAAACAAACACGTTTTGGAATTGACCAGCAGTGATAATCGCAGGCGAAACCGTAACCGAAGCCGAGCCACCCGAGCTGATCGTGACAGCCGAGGTCACCACGAAATTGCGCAGACGATTGGTGCCGTAAGGCTGACGGTTCTGCGGGTTGACCGCATAGACGTTAGCAATAGTGATCACGTCGCCCTGCTGAATCGGAGCTGCTGCCGTTGCTGCCGCAATGGTGATCGTCGATGACGATGCCCATCCCGAGGTCAGCGAACCCGTGAAGGTCGCCGTGTTGGTCGACAGGGTGGCAGTAGCGTACGAGCCAAAGGTCTGGCTTACAACGTTCTGGTCCATCTTCCAGCGCATACCAGCCGAATCGGTGCCCATCATGCCCTTTTCGTACTGCTCGGAGATTTTGGCCGAAGGCATAAACAGCCCTTTCAGCGAATCAACGATGGTAGCCGAGGTAAATGGCTCGACGATACAAGCACGGCGCCCGTCGCGTGGTGCGCCTTCCGAGTCCAGATAAGCCTGGCCCGTCAGGTAGGTCAGCAGCGAGGTCGGAGGAACGCCAGCCGTACCAACGATGTTAGCCACGTTGTTCTTGGCAAGCACCAGTCCGTCACGGTCGATCTTGTTAGCGATAGCAGCAACGCCAGGCTTGATCACGCGATCCGAGAACATATCCAGCGAGAGAGCCAAATCAGCAGTGCTGAATTGCGTATCAACGTGGAATTGAGTGGTCAACGTAACAGGGATTGAGGTTTCGTTAAAATCCTCAACGCTCAGTGCTGGGCCGGTCGTTCCAATGAATCGAGCAGGCTTGCGAACGTTAACGGTTGCGCCAATCTTGGCACCTGCAACGGCAAACTGGTCGTCATATTCACGATTGACTTCAGAAGTGAAGGTCAATTCGTTCTCAAGAACCATCAGTGCTTCGTTGGTGATCTTGCTGATCGAAAGCAAGGTATTAGACATTTTCGTTCCTTTGCATCAGTGATGCAGAATTGGTTAGCGTATTTTCCCGGCTTGCCTAGCCGCTTTCCACGCCGCATAAGTTCCGTGGAATTCCCCTTTGGAATTCACTAGATTATCAGCGCTTGCGTTACTTGACTTGATCGGGTTAATCGGAGCTGGTGCTTTGCTTTTTACCACAGAACGTTCTGGCTTACCAACCTCTGCTTTCTCAAACTTAGCTTCAAGTTTGCCAATAGCCCTCAAAGCCTGCGGGACACTCATATCGTTAAAAGACCGGGCTTGATCCTGATTTGATGCCAGGTGATATAGGATTTGAGGTCCTACGTCTGATTCCAGAATTGCGTCCCTAATGTGATTCGGGACAACAACATCACTGGAAACCACCATGTCATCAAAGTCAGGCATTTCTGCCTTTGCCGCCTGAAGCCGCTTTGCCCAGGTTTGTGCAACCTTGGCATTTTGCTCCTGCTGCCGCCTTTCTTGATCCTGCTTGTCGCGCTCTTTCAGAGCCTTTTCAGCGCTATATTCAGCCAACGCTTCTGCATATTCAAAAGCATCAGTGAATTGGTCCGGTGTTGGTTTGGCATCAGCGATTTGCGCCTGTCTGGGCGCTTGTCCCTGTTCCAAAGCCTGTAACCGTACTTCCAGAGCTTCCCTTGCATCACGTTCACGCTGGGCATCTGCCCTGGCTTGCTCGCGCTGCTTAGTTAACTCCGAAAACCGCGCTTGTAGCTTGGTCGGTTTACGTTCGTTTTCTGTGGCTGGTGCTTCATCTTCTGCTTCTGGCTCATTCTCAACCTCGGATTCGATTGGCTCTGCGTCATCCGCAGCCTCAGTCGTTTCTTGGGGAGCTAAGTTCAGTTTTTGTGCAAAAAATTCGGCTTGATTCTCGGATGTGACGACTTGCGTCGACTCTCTAGGCTCTGCTGACATGGATTACCACGGATATACCCAATGAACGCATTGGTACGATAGTGCCTGTATATCTTAAATGGTAATCCGTGTCAAAGACTATTGCATGAAAGGGTTTTGCCCTTGGTCAACGTCCTGCACGGCATACGTCGCTGCCATCATTTGCTCAGCATTGCGACGCTCAATCTCTTGAGCCAATGCGTCTATCGGCATATTGTGAATCAGCAGGTTAACCAGCGCATCAATCTCGGTCTTGTTCTGACTGGTGATCGACCTGGTGTTTTGATCATTGACCCGGACCTCGG